ATTGTCGAACGCAATGCTGATAACCCTAACCGGCTTGATGTGCTGTTCCCACCTGATTATGTGAACCAACTGCGAGTGTTCGCGGTGCTTAATCAGTTCCGTCTGCAATATAGCGAAGAGGTTGTCTAAATGTCTCGAATTGGCGGTACGTGCTTTTTCAAAATTGATGGTCAGCAATTATCTCTGACCGGCGGCATTGAGGTGCCAATGAACACAGCGGTGAAAGATGATGTGATCGGACTGGATGGCTCAGTGGATTACAAAGAAACCCACCGCGCGCCCTATACCAAAGGGACATTTAAAGTCCCGAAAGACTACCCCATCAGCAAGATCACTTCCGCAGATACCATGACCATCACCAGTGAGCTGGCAAACGGTCAGGTGTATGTACTTTCCAGCGCCTGGCTACATGGTGAAGCGAACCATAATGCCGAGGAAGGCACGGTAGATATGGAATTCCACGGGCAAGAGGGCTTTTACCAATGAAACTGACATTAACAGCACCGATTACCGCGCATGGTGAAGAAATTAAAGAGATTGAGATGAGAGATCCTACGGGTAAGGATGTTCGTGAAATCGGATATCCCTATCAACTTAATCCTGATGAGTCAGTGAAATTATTATCTGCTGCAGTATGCAAATACATCACTCGACTTGGCAATATTCCACCCAGTGCAGTGGATTCAATGTCTCCGGCCGATTTAAATCTTGCAGGCTGGGCGGTGGCCCGTTTTTTCCTCGGCAGTTAACGCCAGATGATCTTGTTGCCCGCTATTTTAATTGCGCCAAATACTGGGGCATTAATCCAATAGAAATGCTTGATCAGTCATTTTCTTCCCTCGATTTATTGGAGAAACAGGCTATCCGCATAGAGCAGGAGATAAAAAATAATGGCGGATAGTTTCCAGCTAAAAGCACTCATTACAGGTGTTGATAAACTGTCTCCGGCTTTAGGCCGGATTCAGAAGAACATGCGTTCATTTCGTCGGAACCTTGATAAAAGCTCAGCGGGCGCAATGCCATTAGCGGCAGGGTTAGTTGCTGGTTTGGCGGGGGCTGGTATTGCTTTTGCAAAACAGGAGGATGCAGCAACGGGCTTAAAAGTTGCCATGATGGGCGCTGGTGGATCTGTCGGTATCGAATTCGAAAAGATTAATAAACTAGCTGTCGGATTGGGCAATAAATTACCTGGCACTACCGCTGATTTCCAAAACATGATGCAGATGTTGGTCAGGCAAGGTATCCCCGCTACTAATATTTTAAGTGGTGTGGGCGAAGCCTCCGCTTATCTGGCTGTACAGTTGAAGAAAACCCCTGAAGCCGCCGCAGAGTTCGCAGCAAAAATGCAGGATGCTACAGGAACCGCGTCTAATGACATGATGGGGCTGTTTGATACCATCCAAAAAGCCTTTTATATGGGGGTGGATGACACCAACATGCTGGCTTTCTTCGGTAAGACTAGCTCTGTCTTGAAGATGGTCAACAAAGACGGACTTACTGCTGCCAGAGCATTAGCCCCGATCTCGGTCATGATGGATCAGATGGGGATGCAGGGTGAAGCATCAGGTAACGCATTACGTAAGGTGTTTCAGGCAGGCTTTGACGGCAAGAAGATGAATGCCGCCAATAAGTTACTGGGTAAAAAAGGTATTAAGCTCGATTTTACCGACGGTAAGGGCGAGTTTGGTGGTCTGGATAATATGTTTAATCAACTCCAGAAATTACAATCACTGACTACCAAGCAAAAAACCACCATTATCAAACAGATATTTGGTGATGATGCAGAAACACTGCAAGTGGTAGATGCCCTTATTACCAAAGGTAAAACCGGCTACGATGAAGTATTGCAGCGGATGAATAAGCAGGCGACGCTGCAGCAACGTGTTGATGCTCAGTTAGGTACGCTTACCAACTTATGGGAAGCCATGACAGGCACCGCAGTAAATGGACTGGCCGCAATTGGCGGGGCATTCGCGGGTGATGCAAAACATGTGGTGACCTGGCTGGGGGATTTAGCCGAGCGGTTCAGCGACTTTGCAGCGACTAACCCTGAGGTTATCCGTGGAGCTATTGGCCTTGCTGCTGGGTTTGTTGTCCTGAAGTTGAGTATGCTGGGTGTGAATATTGCTCTTGGGCTGATAAGTAAAACTATCGGTATGAGTCCCATTGGTATGATTATTCGTATTGTAGCGATGGGCGCAGGCTTAATACTGGCTAACTGGGGAACTCTTGGCCCGTGGTTTAAAAATATGTGGGACTCAATTACCGGTTGGTTCAGCACTGCGTGGGAATTTATCAAGGAGTGCAGCGCAACAGGCTGGCAGTTTGTCAAAGACCTATTTTTCAACTACCACCCACTAGGCATTATTATTGAGAATTGGGAGCCGATAGTTGGCTGGTTTAAAGATATGTGGGAGCGCGTCAGCGTTTATATTGAGCCAATCCTCAATGCGATGAATAAAGTGAAAGGGTGGGCTAATGATGGTTGGGATTATGTTTTCGGTGACGATAATAGCGGACAACCCACTACGCAGGGATTATCACCGCAATCCAATAATTACCTACTATCTAGCCAAAGCCAGCAGAAAGTTAACGGCGAAATGACGGTTAAGTTTGAAAACGCCCCGCCGGGCATGAATGTGGTCAGCACCCAAAGTAATCAGCCTGGTTTTGGGATGGGTTATGATGTTGGTTACAGTCGGTATGCCTATCCAAAATAAAGGAGTTATCGTGAGACTCATTGTGTTAGTCATTTCATTATTGAGTGCGAATATTACCTATGCAGCTTGCACTTCACCGGTTACAGAACAGGGATTACTCCATTCTATTGGGGTGGCACCGGTAACTAATAACATTGGCAAAGAGCAGGGAGCCATTAAACACACCTATCATTTTAGAAAAGTCAGTACTCCTGAAGATGATTTTGCTGATGACAACGCTCCTTGGGAGCCTGACTTTAATATTGAAGTCATTAACCCGGCCTGTATAAGTAAAGTGAATGTTGTGTTTTATGTGGATGATGCTCAAGCAAAAATAAGTAGCAGTAATATTAAATTTGCCGGTAATGCTTATGGCTATCTGACAGGGGCAGATGTGGCGATATTCCACAATCAATTGAATAAGCTAAAAGAGGTTCAATGGTTCAAGCCATCCACGGATCGGGTTGATATGTACTTCTGGCGAAATGAAGGGAAGCCAGAACTTTATACCATTGGCTTCACGTTTAAAGGGGTTTAAATCCCGATAGAAATTAAAGTTCTTTCTGACCCACTTTGGTGGGTTTTTTTATGCCCGGAGAATGTATGAGCTGGAAAGATAAGCTATTACCGGCCTCGTTTCGGGGTGTGCCATTTAAAATTCGAGAGAATGAGGCCACTTTCGGGCGACGGACACAAACCCACGAATATCCCAACCGCGACAAGCCTTATTCCGAGGATTTGGGGCGGGTGGCGCGGCGCGATACTATTTCAGCCTATTTGATTGGTGATGATTATCCGGCGCAGCGCGATCAACTGATCACTGCCATTAATCAGGCGGGACCAGGGAAACTGATTCACCCGCAGTACGGTGAGCTAAATGTTTGTATAGATGGTGAGATCAGGGTTGGCCATAGCGCGGCTGATGGCCGCATGTGTACCATCAGTTTCAACTTTGTTGAAGCCGGTGAACTCTCTTTTCCGACTTCCGGCGTTGCCACTGGTCAGAAGCTGGTTTCCTCCTGTGATGCCATGACCGATTGTGTCACTGATGCGTTTGGGAAGGATTTCGGGCTAGATGGTATGGCCGACTTTATCCAGAACGGCGTTATCAGTGATGCCAGCGACATGATGAACACCGCTATTAAAACCTTTGACGGTGTGAATTCTGCCATATCTGATGCGGGCCGCTTGCTCGATGGTGATCTGTCAGTGCTGCTGATGCCCCCTAGTTCCGGCATGAATTTCGTTAACCGTCTGCAACGTATGTGGCGGTCTGGTAATAGTTTGCTGGGTAACAGTGACGACATTATCAACAAAATTAAGGGGCTTAGCGGGTTTACTGTCGGTCGTGATCTGGCCCCACATGGGGTATGGAAAACGGACAGCAAGACCATTCAGACCCAAACCGCACAGCGAAACGTTGTTGCTCAGGCCATCCGCACCACCGCACTGACTGAAGCCGCACAGAGTGTGTCTGATTTACCGCAGGCCCGCCCGCCA